ATTCACATTGGAGTGGCTACCTAGTGAATGCCCGTCAGTATTAAAGGCGGTAATTAATCCGCTTTGAGTTGACTCAGCAGCAGTTGAGTCAGTCTGTATCCTTTTATCAGTACCTCTCTCAGTATCGAAAATGTAATTACTTCCAGTACCTATAGCTCCTGACCGCCACTTTGACCAGATCATCCCACCTTCAGTAGATAGGTCAATACCAGTTACAATGTCTTTAGCTACGCCAGTGCCGGTATGCACATAGGTAGAGAACACATCCTCAATGTTTAGGGCGGCGTCTGCCCTTCCAGCCATAGCCCCCGCTTTAAGTAATACACTCATTATGGTTGCCCCACCTCTGAACCGTACAAGGTACTTCCGACCTTCCAGTACAGAATCCACGTATAACCAGTGGTTGCAAGCGTTGGTGCAGCGGCTGATCCACCTGCCTTCGTCCATGTTATCGTCGGGTGTGTTACTGTGTAAGCCGTACCGTCATCAATACCCAATAGCACCGCCTGTCCATCTTCGAGTGATTCGGTGAAGGTTGTGTTAGCTGAGAGTGTCTTGGTCTGCACCTGACCATTCGCAGGGTCAATATCTGTACCTGTGAGGTTGTAGGTGGTCTCTGTGATCTCTACGAAAGTAGCATTACCTGAAAATGTCGGATTATTAGCTGGAGCAATCCCTGCCTCTGCTAACGTCTGGTTAACCCATCCAGCACCATCCCACTTCAGAATTTCACCCGTTTCGATAGATGTCAGGGTTACATCAGTTAATGAAGCGATTGTTGTTGGTGGTATGGAGATCCATGTTGTTGTGCCTACATCATAGACCTGCAAATAGTTTAGAGTAGTATCGAAATACATTGCCCCATCTTGCAGTGCGTCACCATCATTATCTAATGTTGGAGCGGATGCTTTGGAACCAAGATAACGATCATCAAATACATCATATGCTGCATCAAAAGCCGCTTTATCTGCTGCTACTGACGTTTGCGCTGTCTCTGCTGCTGTTTGGGCTGTTTCAGCGGCGGTCTGTGCGGTCTCTGCTGCCGTTTGAGCAGTTTCAGCGGCGGTCTGCGCTGCTTCTGATGCAACCTTATCAGAATCAACATCTGTTTCCAGTGTGTTAGCTTCAGTGACAAAAGTGGGTAAAGCTGATAATAGCGCATCTGCACGATTGGCAAACGTGGTCGGGTCGTCCGTCCGTTGTGGCGGTGTTGGTAAAGCTGTAATCGGCATTATGTTAGTCCCTCGACTTCAATTGTTGCTCTGGATGTTACTGGCTCACTAATCACAATATCAAAATCTTTATAGTAACCATAAACCAATGTCCCATAATCTCCATCATCAGTACCAGTCCAGACAATCGGCGTTGCTCTGAGATCAGATAATGTGCGTTGTATGCCGCGAATGGACGCGGTATTGATCACCAAATCATACTCAACACGCGATGAGAAATCTCTAGCTGTAATAATAGCATTACCAAAGGTGTCACGCTCTTTCAATGAGTAGTCTTGGATTCCTACAGAGGTGCCAAATACAGCATCTCCAATCAGTTTCTGTGTACCAAGCACAACCTCTCCCACCTCCGCATTGCCGCTGGTGACGGAGATCGAAACATCAATCACAGCATCCTTGTAGTTAGGGAGATCTAAAATCAATGTCTCAGAAATACGAACAATCGGCTCAAAAAAGTAATCGTACCAATTCGAGATAGCTGTATTATCCACTAGGGAATAATCCTCGTTGTAAACCTCTCCATCTGTAGGATCAGTCATGGTGATATTGAGATCAGTTGCGTCGAGGTTGAAGAACGCAGCCGCATTGACCCACTCAGCAGGAGTAAACTCATAGGTGATTGAAGCGGTGTTTACAGTTTGATCTGCAATCTTTTCGTCAAACGCTTTCCATTTGTTTGTGGCGGAAACGAGAAGCCACCAAGTGGGGATATTAGTCGCATCTGTTGGGTCGTTGTTCAGGTTTGACGCTTGCGCAGACTCATAAATACTATGAACGCCGCCCGTAGTCACCTGCACATTATCTCCGAGAGCGTAGGTGGTTGCACTGCTCCACTCTGAATGCTCTGTTTCTGTCAGGTTAGAATCTGTTAAGACAGCATCTGTAACATCAAGCGGTCTAATAATCTTCATTGTGTGCGCTCCGGTGGCAGACCATCGTTATTCCACTGGTCATTTAGCTTGCGAATGGAATTTGTATTTTTAGCAACACTATACAAAGCGGCTCGATTTTCCTGTCTAAGCTCGCGGATCTCGTTAACCACATCAGTAGAATCAAGCATATCTCGCAAACTGGCGTTACTCATAATATTAGATTGACCCGTCCACTCAAGCTCTGGCCCCCGCTCTCCCACCATGCGCAAACCACCAGCATGAAAACCGCCATTGGCAAACGCAAGTCCAGCGGTGCGTAATTCAGAGGCTGTTACAGTCTCTCCTAATGCCTCACTGAAGATTCCAGCAGCCTCACCCGCTCCAATATTGTATTTCGCCGTATATTCAGCGATGGCGTCTACTGTAGCCTGAGCTTGTAAGTCAGCGCCTGCAAGGTACGCTATTTCTTCCTCACGCGTAGCACGACCCGTCATTGCCACTGCTGCTGAGCTTGCCTCCGATGCAGCAGCGCCACCAAACGCTGTTTGACTGGAGGCCAACGCCTGAATGGAGTTATTGAATGCCAGTAGTGCGGCCTCAACACCCACCAGAGTATTATCAATGCCATTCAGGGTATCTAATTGCTCTTGTGCGTTTTCAAGAATACCATCAAGACGCTCTATCTCTGCTTCATAGGTGGCAGTTAGTGTCTCGCTCTGCTTCTCTAGTTCTTCAAGGGATAGTTCTTCAGTAGTTATCTCGTCATCAGCAAGTGATTTTAGATCAGTAAGCAGGCTTGTAGTGGTCGCCTGATAACGCTGATACTCAAGACGAGAGGCAAACTGTCCACCAGTCACCCCAGTTAATGCAGTTAGCGCACCAGAAATACCCTCTGCTGTAGGTAGACCGCCACCACTTCTCGCAGTAGCGATAACCCCTTGCAGGTATCTGGTTGCAGCGAATCTATCCATACCACCAGAGATAGCAGCATCACCAATCGCAGCAGCTAACGCATCAGACAGCTCTCTAACGACCTCAACGCTACCTAGCTTAGTCTCTATCTGGTTTGCAATAGAGTCTGCTGACGCTTCATACGCTTCCTCTACAGCCGTTTTCTGAGTCTCTACAGCATCGGACAACACCTTGAAGGATGAAGAGACCGCCGTCTCAAACTCTTTGGCGACATTCGCCCACATTGCACCCAAACCATTCTGCTCCATCTCTTTATAGAGGGTCTGCTCCATCTCTTTATTCTGCTCCATCTCTTTATAGAGGGCGCTAATTTCAGTTCGCAGACTGTAGAATGTTGCGAAGGTGTTTCGACCTGCTTCTGTCGTCAGATCAAGCTCTGTGAGTAGCTGATTGAATGCCTCTTGTGTGGCGGGAAGCTCTAGTCCTGCCTCTTGTAGACGCTGTTGTAATGGCTTCAACCCTTCAGTGAAGGCTGTCTGCATAGTTTTTAAATCGATTATTTGTTGGTATTCTTCTGTTGTTAACCCAACCCCTTCAAGGAGCAATTCATTCGTTCTCGCCAACCACTCTTCATAGGTCTTGAAGGTTTCTGCAGGGGTACCCTCGCCCCCTGGTGATATTTGGAATGGAGCACCTTGGTCTGGGCGATACCACATCCTGAAACGACCCGTAGGGTCAAAACCTGTGATCTGCTCAATTGCATTGTTAAGCCCAAGCACTGCTTCCGCCATTGCTGTCCCGATTGCTGCATTATCTTCTGTGACATCGGCACCCATAAGGGCGGTATTAAGCTTATTGAGAGTGAGATCAACGTCACCCGCTCCCGTAATGTCTGGGGGGTCGTCGTCACCAAAAATAGAATACAAGGCAACTGCTGCTGCTATGTAAGGTACAGCGTTGGCCAAAGCAGTGTAGGCGGAATAACCTGCTGCACTCATTGTTGCGCTCGTACCAGCAAGTCCGAACTCAGCAGTTTGAGCCGCTAGCATCGAAGCCTGCGACATACCCATTCCGCCCGCTGTTAGTCCTGCAACACTGGTTCCATATCCTAACGCAGTGCTGAGGGCGCTGGTGCCTGTCAGTAACCCATACCCAGTGTTGAGGCCGCTTGCAATATCAAGTATGCCAGTAGAACCGCCGCCACCAAACAGAGACAGACCGCCACCAGTAACATCCATATCCAACGCAAGACGGATCTGATTAGCTGCTGCCTGTTTAACCATGTTAACAAGCAGATCTTCAAACATACCCCCGACAGATTCAAAGCCATCAAACGCTGCATCTACAAAATCATCAATGAAGCCGTTGACAGCCTCTGTCATTTTCGCCGCATCCTCCTCAACCTGTTTAGCTGCTTTCGCTGATGCTTCTGCGGTGGACTTTGCGGCTTTCTCTGATGCTTTTGCGGTGGACTTTGCGGCCTTCGCTGCTGCTTTTGCGGTGGACTTTGCGGCCTTCGCTGCTGCTTTTGCCGCTGCTTCTGTGGCCTTTTTATTCTCTTTAAGGGCGTTATTAGTATTCCACAACGCCATAGCCTCTTTGATTTCTGCGGCAGTCATCCCCTTAGCCGCATACGTGGCAAACTGGTACTGTTCTGCTGTCATAGTCAGTTTACGGTTATGGTCAGCAAGTTGCGCCATCACTCCAGCAAACGCCGCGCTTTGTTCCTGTAATGCGCCTATCTGTGCCTGAATCGCTCCAGTAGTTGCCGCAATTGTCGCGGGTGCCGCCCCTTGTTGTGCAAGGTATGCCGCCAATTGCGCTTTCAACTCCGCTAGTTTGGCCTCTGAATCGGAATATTGCTGCTTGGTAGATGCTATGGAGCCTGCCAGCAACTCTTCCATTTGTGAGTTATTCTGTGCCTGTATCTCTAGTGTCTCCAGTGCTTCAAGCTGCTGTCGCATAGCTGCTTCTGTTTGGCTGATCTGCCCCTCAAGACTTTTGATAGAGTCCTCTAAGACTTTTGCAGCATGAGCAGCATTAGATGCCTCAAATCGATCACCATCAGCAAACAGGCCATCAAGCAATTCAGCAGCATCACCCGCCGCTCTAAGTATCTCAGCCATCGCAGAAATGACTGCGCCTGTAGCAGATTCAAGGTTCGGCCCCATGAGCCGATCAAGAAAACTATCCCATGAGTCACCGAGATTGCTTAACGCGCCATCCAGTGAGGCAGCTTGTCTTTCCATTGCTCCAGCAAATTGGACGTTTCCAATATCCATCAAATACTGCTGGATTTCCTCGCTATTCTTACCAATGGTTTTGGTCACACCTTGGAAGGTAAGGGACACTTGATCCCCTTGAGACTTCGCCTTGATACCAAACTCTTTTAGGCGCTCAAACTCACCTGTAGAGGCATCTGCAACGGCCTCAATCATCTGATTCATGGATTTACCCATAGCTGCCGCTGTGTTGCCATAGGAGCGCATAGCAGCCTCTGAGGGGTCAAGACCGAGAGATTTCAGCTTGATAAATGAGTTTGTGACCTCTTGAATGGAAAATGGGGTTTGTGCCGCAAAACTGCTGATCTGCTGAAATGCTGCATTTGCTTTATCAGCAGACCCTGTAACTGTAACCAAGCTAGAACGCATCACGGCAAACTGCCGATTGACTTGTATCAATTCGCGAACACCAAGAGCCGCCATTGCTGTTCCAACTAGCCCAATAGCACTCCTCATGCTAGACCAGCCACCCTTCATTTGATCGGTGGCTTTTACTGAGCGGCGAGCGGTTTTCTCAGTCGTGGTGGCGAGGCTGGAGACTTCCTTTTCTGCTTTCTTAACTTCACGAGTATCAACAGAAATACCCAATTTCATAAAGTCAGTTGCCATGCTTTTTCGCCTCTATTCGTTTTGATGCTAGTCTAAACAAATTACCCACCTTTTGTCCCACTTTTTCTCTGTCGATCGCCTCAACATAAGGCGCTGGACAGTTTGGTTTTCGTGCTGCATTTGCCTGAGCAACATACTCTTTTGATAGCTTCCGAATTGTGCTTAACTCTGTACCTGTTAAACCATATCCAGCCGCCCTATTCCACGCGCAAATTTCTCTCCAACTTAAAGGCGCATACCCGCCCATGCCTACAATATCGAGCGTGCCAGCATCATGTAGGGCATCGATATAAAACATTGTGCCAAGAACCTCTGGCAAAACAGAGGCGCTCTCTGATACTGTGTGCCGTCGAGACTGTTTCGCCTTCTCCGGTACAGTATTGAGCCACGCTTCTTGTCTTACCCATAAAATCCACGATTCTAAGCACTCTTCAAAAAATTTGCCCGATCACCAATAAACTCATCAACCTGCTCACGCAACCACGGGTAACCCTTGTACATATGCTCAACATTTTCAGGGGTACACTTCAGGCTTTCACCCTTCTCCTGTACTCCTTTCCATGACACCGTACAGCGAACCAATGTAGACAATGCCTGTTCTTCTGCCTCTTCGAGAGATACATTCTTGCGTTTACGCTGATTCATTGCATCTCTTGCACGATCACGCACAATGTCACGGAATGTTTTTGAGTCAGATCCCAAAAGTACAATACTTGCATCCATCGCCTCGCCCGTTACAGGGTGGCGCACCTGCATCTCTGCGCCTTTGTCTGCCGCTGTGGTCACATCTAAGTCGGAAAAGTCCATACAAAATACTCCTGTCAGTTAGTTCCTGCCAGTATCGACTAAAAAATAACGTGAGAGGGCGCTGACAGGCCCACCCCTCACGATCCTTGCGGATTTAAACCTCTACAATTGCATCCGTCAATTCAATCTGAATGGTTGCGTTTGTAATCTGATCGGCACTACCCACGCCAGTCGTATAAGAGAGAACCTGTGCAGCGAAATACTGAATCGTACCGTCTTGCAGAGTAACCTTAAACGAATGATCTGAATCGCTATCCAAAGCAGTCACCAAAATAGCTTGACCAGCATCAGAGGGATCGCGTGCTACCTGTAAAGTCATCGTCCCATCATTGTAGGAGCCTTTCTTCTTTACTGTTTTACGAGAATCCAGTGGGTTATGAGTTACCAGATTGTAAGTACGTCCATACTCGCCAGCGTCAACAATTTCACCAACTACTGAGTAAGAGAGAGCACCAAAACCAGCCGCGTTATATGTGGCTGGATTGGAGGCACTAATCTCAATCGTAGTGCCCGCGGAAGTTTGAGCAGCCATGTTCTACCTCCTATTATTAAACTTCAATGATTGAGTTAGTCAACTCAATCTGAATGGTGGCATTAGTAATCTGGTCAGCAGACCCCACGCCTGTAGTATAGGAGAGAACCTGTGCAGCAAAATACTGTACTGTTCCATCCTGCAATGTAACCTCAAAATAGTAGTCGTTATCACTATCCAAAGCGGTTACTAGAATCGCCTGTCCTGCATCGTCTGGATCACGCGCTACCTGAAGCGTCATTGTGCCATCGTTATAAGATCCCTTCTTCTTGACTGTCTTGCGAGAATCAAGCGGGTTATAGGTAACGAGGTTATAAGTGCGCCCGTATTCGCCAGCATCCACGACCTCACCCACTGTCGTAAATGTCAGAGAAGGAAAGCCCGTAGTTACGTTGTCATCATACGTAGATGGCCCTGTAGCGGTGATTGCAATAGTAGTACCTGCTGAAGTTTGAGCAGCCATATATTAACTCCTAATATTTTGTTTAACATAGTCCTCAAAATCAGCAACCGCAAGTCGGACAAACCCATGCGGTGCCTGTTCCTTACTATGCCCGTATTCCAATGCTTGGATGTAGGGCAAGTTATTCGTCAAATAGTAAATGTTTCCGGTAGCTTTGGAAATAGCATCTTGAGCCTTTCCTGTCGTTTTATCACCGCTCTTGTCAGCAGCATCAAGTACGCCAGTTGCAGGGCTCCCGACAGTCGCTTGCCAATTCCCTCTGGCGCGTCCGGTATCAACCGGAGTCCTCTTAATGATATCTCCAGTCAGCTCCAGCAAACTCTTACGAACCACTGTATCGAGATTCAAACTCATCTTATCGGCGAGTTTCTGGAGATCTCCGCGCTTTGATGCGTTATATACCGTCATTCTCTACTCTACGGAATGGAAAAGAGATGTTGTATTGCTTCCATGCACCTGTGACCCCTAAAGTAGTCACGGAACCTGCACCAATCTTAATCGACCCGCTATCCAGACTCTGCAATCTAAACAAGGTATCAAGCTCATCAATAATAGTTCGCGCCTCTTTGCTCCCCTCATTTTTAGGAACAAACACGCTAATATCAATCAGCCCGTTATGCTTAGTGTCACCGTTCAATGTGCGATAGGATGATGCGCCGTTCAAGATAGTAAGGCGCACCCACGGTTCATTATTATCAGCCTCAAACGGTGCGTTATCATAAGCAATAGAAGTAGTGGTAAACTCGCTCATCTTGCCCTCAATCGCCGCCCTCTCGCTCTCAAAACCCATTACGAAACCTCACTAACAGTTAGTTTACAGGTCGCCCCTGCTGGATCAATCTCAATCACATCTACACTGTAAGTATCTCCACCGTAGACAACCACATCGCCAGTGTCGGGAGTAACTGCAAGACTTGATAAATCAAAAGTCATGCACAGTGTTGGCGCATCCCCGCTTCTAATAACATTCTCAACGCCTTCATCAGCAGCAGATTCAATAATGCACTGAATCGTGTAATCAACATCAGTAGAGCTAACTGCGCCCGTAGCGGGGTTATATGCTTGCGACCCCTTGCTTCTATAGGTAACACTTACAGCAACATCACCAATAGCATTAAATGCCGTACCAACTGCTGAAGCTATCGTTGCTCTGAGTCCCATTATGTGCGTACCACTGCAACAGCGCCAAATTTACCACGGGTGTGAATCGTCCCCCATCCGCGTAGCATCTCGTACACGATTTCAGGAAGAACGTCAGCGGTATCTGTCTTATCAAAATCAACCTCCACACTTCCAGCCTTGACCCTGCTGATACCTTTACCATCAGAATCATCGACCCGATTGCCTGCAATCAGGAACTTAGCAAACTCAGCGGTTGCATTAGTAACAGCAGTTGGGATCTCATCCGTACCAACAGCGTACCCGTCAGGATCAGTTACGTTAGAGCGAGGCCAGCGCAAAGACTGTGCCTCGGTGTACTTGCTGCCGTTCCAATCGATACGCTCATCAAGTAGGCGAGTTGCCATTTTCAGGGCCTTCTCTTTATCTGATGATGAAGCGCCCGTCCAATCTGTTACATTCAGATTATTACCGTGGTAAGTATCTGCATCTGCCACAGAAATATAACTGTCTGCACTTGCACCACCTATGGTTGAATCCAGAGCCATTACAATTCCACCTCGATAAATTGCAGTTTATAGGATACTTTCACACTGCTAGCTCCGTCTCTATTGGTGATCCTGAACAGGTTACTGCTATTCTTTTTCAGCAAAAACCACAGCCCTTCACTGGCGTTCGCCAGTTTGGTTTTACTTCCCTGAGTCTCACCATAAGCAACCATGTGTATAACCTCTTCCCCATCATCTGTTACAGTGGGGGAAGAGTAGAAATACACGGTGTCTGGTTGTCTGTTTGTTGATCGATTCTGCGCCTGAACATTAAAACCAGCCCCATTGGCGCTTACCGTTGATTCCGCGAAACCTTGCACCAGCGTCTCAGCTCCGTCCACACTAACGTTCACTCCGTAGATAATAATGTCTCGAACACCAGTCTTTATATGGAAATCAGTGACACCAGAGGCAGCCAGCGTCAAATCACCGCTCATTACATAAGCATTGCCTTTCAGCATCTCCTGAAAGAATAGGTCAGAAACGGTGGTGCTTATAGATAGCATCTTTAACTGTTTTTAACAGACTTTTTTTTAACAACTTTCTTTTTAACAGGCTTTTTTTTCTCGCCTATCAAAACGTGAGCCTTTTCATCATAATCAGACTTGTTAATAACAACAGGCCCATTCTCAGTGTCGATTACAACTGTTTCAACTTTCATGGTGTCTCCATAGCTCTTTCAACAGTCCAGCCACGCTCATCTATTCTTTTTCTTAGTAGCTTGACCGGCACTCCAGACATTTCTGATAACTGTTTCATTGTAAGGCGTTGCTTCTTGTAATCATATAGTTTCGTGTTCCTTTTGGGCTTCTCAGGCTTCTTTATATGCCCATCCCATCTATTGTGAAGCCTTGCACCTTTCGGCTGTGTTAAGGCATCCTTTAATGACCACCCTCGCTGCAATCTCTCATCTAATGAACTTTGGCTAATCCCTATCTCTTTTGCCCAATCTGCAACGCACTGCGTTTTGCCATCGAATTCTATAAACTTGTTTGATCTTCGATTTCTGCTCTGCTGTGCCCTTGTCGCCCATCTAACATTATCTGGCTCATAATCACCATTGTTATCAATCCTGTCTAACTCTAAACCAATAGAGTGACCTTTTGGCAAATCATTCACATAATTCCAAAAGTTATCTTTCCATCTCTGGCAAACCCTAATCCCTCTAGCGCCATACGAATGATAACTCCGATTGTTCTCATCATAACACCTTCTAATCATGTGATTATATCTATGGCGTAACGATCTAAAAACATTTTCATTCTTGATTATCATAGTGGTATCCCCTTTTTATTGGAGATACCACTATACATCATTCAGGCTTGATAACCAAGACTACCCCAGCAGAATTGCAGAGAATTCGGGCTTGATGTTCTTAACACCCCAAGCCAGCGCCACCTCATAACGTACCTTGCGATACATCTTATACATGCTGAACTCAAGGCTAAGGCCGGAACGATCATCAGTTACGGTAATGCGATCCTCAGCCTGATCACCCTCTGCTGGCAGTGATGGCATACGAGTAGCCAGCACGATAGCAGATCGGTTAAACGCCATGTTACGAGCCGCAGCAGCAACAACGGTGATTGCAGTTGCAGAACCACCGATAGCCTGACGCAAACCTGGCGCAGCTAGAGTGATAGTGCCGCCATCTGATACGTCAGCATCACCAGAAGCAACCACGTACTGATTGCTGTCACCAGCAAAAGTGATAACGTCACCGGCCACGATAGTACCAGTACCAGCAGAAGCCAGAGTAATTGTAGTTGCTCCGACTGCATAACCGGCAGTATCTGTAGTGGCACTTGCGCCTGTGCCAGCGGTTGAAGTAACAATCTGAGCAGACTCACGAACAGGCATACCCGCCAAATCAAGGAGAACGCCTTGACGAAGCATAGAGTCAGTGCCAGCAGCATTGACCGCAGACTGCTTACCAAGGAAGTTGGCACCTGCTGAGGTATCAATAACCAACTGATTATCGCTTACAGGTGCGCCGTTGTCCTTGAGAATTTTCAGCACATTAGAAGCGTCTGTGTAATCGCTTGCGGTAGCGAAAGGAGTAGTGCCAGCAGTACCGTATGCGCGTGAGCAAGTGGTATGCAGAGCAGCCAGATCAGTCTCTACCTCATTGACCAAGGTACGCATAGCCTGTGCAATCTTGCCTGCACGGTGATTCTGATAACCGACACCAGTTTCCAGAGCCTTGTAATCGTTTCCATTAAAACCAAATGGAGCAGCACGCTCTTTGGTGATCTGGATAGTCTGAGCGGTAGAAGTCAGGCCAGCAGGATCAGGAATAGTGTTGGATGGAGTGATGTCAACGCCAGCGATTGCAGGTGCAATATCAACATTGATGTTTTGATCTTTCGCAGCACGTTCAGCACTTGCGTTCATGGTTACAGCAGGGATCATGCCTGTCAGTTCACGAGAGACAACATCGAGCGCCTCGTAAATATCAGGGATGATAGCCGTTAGAGTGTTTTCAGCCATTTTTTGATTTCCTCAAAAGTAAAAAAATTAAATCTGAGGAATGACAAAAACGGCACCCCTCATCACTACGTTACACCGTAACAAGGAGAAGCGCCGCCTCTCTTTTATTGAATTGTGCCTAAATTATAGGCAATGTCAACCGCTAATCAACTACTTTCCCGCCATCCTTCACAAACGACTTCTGCTGCACGGGGTTCATCTCATTAAAATTAGATCGGTTAATAGTCTTTCCGGTTGGTGCGCCTGAGTTGTGGCGAGCACCACCACCGCTAGAATTTGCAAACAAGTGAGGCGCAGACTCGCTCAAGCCCTTTACCCACCCTTCAACCGATAGTGGATCAGTGGTGCCTGCTTGATATATTGGGTTTTTGCCGTCAAAGGGGATAGCTTTACCATCTTGCAGCTTGAACGTGCTTTTCGCCCTCATTAGAACGTCATCAATAGCCGTAGCAGCTACACCGTTTTGCATAGCAACATTACGCACAGCGTTATCAATAGTCACCTGCTCAAGCTGCTGGGTCAGAGTGTCGCGCTCTCCTGTGATCTTCTGAAGCTCGGCATTGAAGTGGTCTGTTTGCGCTCTGGTTTTCAGCTCAATCAGCTCGTCAATCTTGCCGTCTTTAATGAGGCTCGCGGCTTGATCGTCTTGCTGCTGCTTGATGATCTCGTTGTATTTATCCAGATCGATTGATGAGACGGTTTTTTGCAATTCGTCCATCTGCTTTTTAAGGTCGATATTGTTATTGCGGAACTCGTCAACCTTGTCCTTAGTAACCATGCCCTGCACACCAAGGACGTATTTACCGTCAGACTGTGCGTAATACTCATGTAGTGCCTCTGGCACGTTATCCAAACTATCTACTGTTGCTTGTAAAGCCATGTATGATCTCCGATCAAAGTGCTACTCCGTAGCGTTAAACAAACTTCTTTTTCAATTCTTCAAGCGTCAACTCATTGCCTGTCTGGTCAACAAGATCCTTGAAACCTATCTTGCCCTCGTTCCAGAGCCGCCACTTTCCTACCCCTAGTTTCTCTTTTTGAAAACTCTCGCTTTTACCCCTAAGCCAGTCCTCATAGTTCACGCCTGCTGCAACCTGTCCGTCCATGCTAGCACGAGAGGTTTCGGGTATCTCCTTGAACCTGCCTTTAGCACCCAGTTCCTCCCACGATTTCAACACCGGAGTCTGTGTAGATCGACAGTTCCAGTGGGCGGTAGGTCCTGGGAATTGGTGTTTATGTCCTATTGGTTTCCTGTCATTGTCCCATGTTTTACCATCCAACACTTGACAGATAGTTGATGTGCGCCCATCCAAAGTGGAGACCCACTCAATGCCTTTCACAATGTCGTCATTCGCCTCCATCATATCTAGACTGGCTTGATTGGCGACAGACTGAACAGAGGTGCGAATAAGCGCCTCTACAGATCTTCGGCTGGTATCAAGTGCAGGTTCTATCCGCTTGAATATTTGGGCGTTGGTTTCCCCTAGCACCATCCCTTTGCGTAGCTCTGTAGAGAATACCCGTCTTACCTTCTTTTCCTGCTCGCCCCACCACTCAGCGCTCGGTGCGCCTTCAATGAGGTGATTGCTAACTATGCGCCGAAGATACCTTTCGTCAATAGCAGGACTGACTATATCTACCTGTAGTGCGGAATTGATAGCGTTTGCCGTACTCTCCTGACTAATAGCCGCTATCTCTTCCAAGATGCCAGAGTTTCTATCTGTTAGCTCCTGATAGGAGTCTCCAATAAACTCACTTGCGGATGACAATATGGCTTTTGCTCTGGCCTTTGAATATGCGGTTGTTTCCTGACTAGATATAACTGTGTTCAAATCCTTTTTCAGACTCTCAAACAGCTTGCGAGCCTTGCGAATCTCACCTGTAGAGAACCGTGTCACATCAACCAGATGGTCAATTATATGATCCTGAATCTGGTCATTAACAGACGGCATTATGCGTCAAGATTCCCTAGCTGCATATCAACCAAATCCTTCTCTTCCTCAATGGTGCGACCCTCTGGTAATACCTCACCCTTCTGGAGATTCCACAGGAAAGTATCGTGAGAAATACCGCCACTCTGCCACGCCTGCATAAGTGCGGTGAGATCATCGTTTGAAATACCAATGTCAGAGAAGTCGGTGTTCAATTTGATGGTTGCAGGTGTTTTTCCCTCCCACTCTGCCATCATCTCAAGAGCAGCATTGATACCGTCCTCAACGTCTTTAACCACTGTAACCAAGACAGAGGCCTCTGCATTGTGGCGCAGCTTCTGAGTGCCTTCAGCCTCAACCCCGTTCTTTTGGCTCTGTAGCAATTGAGCGCCAAGTGCAGCCATCATGCCGCGCTTATCCTCTGAAGCCTTCTCAAGCGCCTGCAACCCCTGACCCGTAAACTCAAGATAACCAGCCTGAGACCCTTCAGGGAGAATCCATGCTACTTGAGAGCCGATATACAATTCTCCCTCATTCAAGCCAGTCACCCACGGCGTGGGCAGTGCTGTATAGTGCCGACCGTGCTCCAAGTCAGCAGAGGTGCGATAATGTGACAGGTTCATATTCGCCAGACCGAGAATAGGTGGCTTCTCTGGTGAGAAGTTAGCGCCATCCACTGAGATAGAAACGTACGGGATAAAATCTAACCTACTTCCCTGCTTGGTAGGCTCGATGGTATCAACGACCTCCCACCCTTTACCCTTCTCGCGCCAGATATTGACAAGATAGCGACCATCCTCCAGCACCAATTCACGATACTGCTGAATCTGGCTTTGCTTGTAAATGTCATCAGCAGCAGACTCGACAACCTTTTCAGAGAGAATCACCCGATCATCGAGCCAGTTGATGTTTTGCTCAGTGTTGTAGCCGGCTAGATAGGCTCTCTCTCCGTTATGGTCAACCAAGATGCCGAGCCGCCCCATCAGTAGCCGTTCTGTTAGTGCGTAAGTGATAAAGCTATTAAGACTGATCCCTGTCGCTGTAATGTCTCCAGCATTTTCAATATCGCCCTCAATCACCGGATCTGTACGCATCACAGCACCAGTCAAGCCCTGCACAGTGCGACCCACCGCTTCAAAGAAGTCAGCACGTTGTCTATAAGACTTGTAATCCTCTTCCGATTGTTTTTTTAATTTCGGAAGATATTCTTCCCCTCTCTCTTTAACCTTGTCATCACCGTCGAAGGTATCACGGCAACGCTGCCACTGACTCTCTCTGGCTATATAATCTGGATGCTTACTATCAATCATATTAAATACCAACTATTACGGCTTTCTTTGCTGCATTGGACACGACAGGCCATTCGTAGTCTACATGATAACCGATCGCAGTTGTAATGTGCTGATATTTATCAGAGTCATCCTCAAGGAAGGTTGACCCCTTTTTAAGTTGCACAGTAGACAGACCCTTGTTTGTATATTCGCACTTATTCGGATTGACAAAAAGACTGATCTCACCGACAGCATTCTTGATCTTCGCCCTGACCGCGTTCTGGCGATCCTTGATAGCCGGATGTTTGCGTTTTACCTTTCTTGTGAACTTCCAGCCGTTTGATCTCAACACATCTTCAATCGCAGTATAGGCCGATTGTTGCCCATGCTTCTCTCCAGCCCTGCCAGCAGGATCACCGTATATTATAACGTGCTTATTCTTGTGATCTTTGTATCTCTCCACAAACTCAAGCGCCGACTGCTCAGATACCGCGCTCTCCAGAATTATCTCATCCAGAATAAATAGCGTATTATCCCTCACCACACTGATACAGGATGATAATGGGGTATAGTTCTGGTCATGCGCCCACAATAGCTGCTCATGCGGCTCTATTTCTTCATTGGTGTGGTTATCGCTGGAGTAATCCTCGTAAATTCTGCCGCCTGCAGTCTCAAAGCTGGCCTCGTACTCCTGCTTGTACTGTTTCGCGCTCATCTGGCGCTTGGCAGCCTCAATCACATCATCTGGCAGAATGTCGGCACTCTTCCAGTGATAATAACCCCACTCTGGATCATTGGCGGTTTGTGCGTACATCGCCAGATCATAGTAGTGATTCAAACCATCAGGAACACCAAGCAGCCAGCACCATGCTCTATAATCTGGCCTAGTTGGGTTTACCGTGTTGAGAGCAGGGAGAATATTCGCCTCCCATGCGTCCCTTTTAATATCTGCTATCTCGTCAATACCCCCACCTGACCAAGGAATACCCTCGATGCGTTGCGGCTTATCCAGACCGATAACGTGGATCTCAGTACCGTTAGGGAGGAATATTTTGCGGTCGGACTCGCTCGGCTTCTTTGGGTGCGTCGAGCTAAACGTCATTAGCTTGAGGTCGTTCCAAAATATCTTCTTGGCTTGGTCATGTGTTGGCGCGGCTGCAAAGTATATCTGGTTCGGGTTCTGCATTGCCTGTTTCGCAAGAAACCGTTTGAATCGCTCTGTTTTTCCGCTACGTCGGCCAGCAGGAACAACCGGAAACCTTATGCCGTTAGGGATTGCATCCACCAGCTCAAGCTGCACGTCATGATCAATCAGTGGATACCACCTATCATGTTCGCGCTGAATGGAGGGGTTCACGACGGCAGGCTATCAGCCAACTTGTGAAGTGCATCAGCCAATCCATCGCCATCATCACTCCTGTCAGGCTCCTTCCACCCTCCCTGTGTCTTGAGATAGAAGATCTGTGCAGTAGTGTTGCCAGATAGACCAGACTGAATAAGAGACTGTGCCATTTTACCAATAGCTGCAGCTCTACCCCTTTGATAGCGTTCAGAAACCTCAGGCTCTCTATCCATGATGGAGTAAAAAGTAGTCCTACCAATGCCGAGATAATCGGCTATTTGTTCGCTGGTCAAATATGCAGCCAGCGCCTCAACTTGCGCTATCTGATCATCTGTTAGCTTTTTAGGTGGTCGTCCTGTTTTAGCCATTAGCAACCTCCTGAATTATATCAACATTCTGGATATTGTCGTACAGAGCACCAGTAGCTTCATGTACTGCTTGATTGCCTGTGTAGTCCTGCCATCGCTTGATGATTACATCGCAGTATTTTGGGTCGAGTTCCATCATGCGGCAGTCACGGTTTGTCTTTTCGCAGGCGATAAGCGTTGAGCCTGAGCCGCCGAATAGGTCTAAAATTATTTGGTTGTTGCGGCTACTTTTCTCAATTGCATGCTGAGGAACGGCTACCGGCTTTTGTGTCGGGTGGCCAGTTTTTTCTCCGCCTTGTTGCCTGTTGATACGCCAAGTGCTTGGCGAGTGCTGTCCATTTTCTGCGTTGAAAATGTGTTTTCCGCGCGTTGCATACGGGACTAATTCTGTATCCCATGTCCAGTGTCGCTTTGTCAGCGAAGGCATCGGGTCTGGCTTACTCCACACGCAGAACGAGTGATGATCTGACCATTCCTTCATCCACGCCCAAATCCTTCCAGCCAAATGATGTAACGTGCAGACATAAACCGCGCAATCCTTCGCCATAACAGCAAGCGCACAATTTAGAGGCACCTCAATTTGAAAATCTTTATCCCAATCAGCCGCCATAAGGTCTTTATGTGCTTTTGATACGTCTTGAGCAACACCCTTGTTTTCACTTCCAATATTATAAGGGGGGTCGGTAAACACCATGTCCGACTTCCGCCCATCCATCAGTTTCTCCACCGCGTCAATACTGGTGCTGTCGCCACACATCAGCCGATGTCGCCCAAGTATCCAAACATCACCCTCTTTGGTGATTGGTTCCTCTGGTGCGTCCGGTACATCGTCCTCATCGGTCAGCCCTTCGACCTCCTCAGGGATAATGTCATCAATCTCAAAGCCAGTGAGATCAATGTCGAAATCCATCTCCTGCAAGTCTTGAAGCTCAAGAGAGACCAGATCCATATCCCAATCTGTACCGCCAACTTCACCCAAGCGATTGTCTGCAAGTATATAGGCTTTCTTCTGCGCTTCGGATAAATGATCCAGCCGTACTACTGGGACTGTTGATAACTTCAGCTTCTTTGCTGCTTGCAGTCTACCGTGACCTGCAATGATCCCATTATTGCCATCAACCAAAATAGGAGCATTAAAGCCAAACTCTTTGATAGAGGACGCAATTTTTAAGACCTGCTCCTCTGGATGTGTCTTGGCGTTATTAACGTAGGGCACCAAGTCACTGACTGATACCTGCTCTAGTCCACCGGACATGATATTTTCCCTGTTACCAACAAGATAGGTGAATTATGCCTATTTTTTATGCAGAGTCAATAACCTGCAAATCTACCTGCCAACTGCTCCAGCTCCGCTCTACAGTCTGTGCAGGTCATATTTCTCAGAGTAGTGCTTATTTCTCCGCAATTCTGACAAATACCCTTGGTTACTTTTGGTAACGTCTTTCTAGCTCTGGCAATACACATCTCACGCTCCTGCTCAATGTAAGTCATTGCGTTATCTGCATCATCAGCCATTCAATCCCTCCGTCCATCGTTCAAAATTGTCCTTACTCTTCAAAATCTTCAATTGCTCCATGTAATACGCCTTGATCTCTTTCAGATCTTCTATCGTCCACTTGCAAGGTTCGTGATACCCCTCCAACCATTCTAAGTTAGCCTCCCCAATCTTATCCTTCAGATTGATGCGGTAGTTCACAATATCCCCTGACTTATGGTTATTGCAAGGAGCGCACTGCTTGTTGTTGTTAAACGGGTGAAATCTCAACTCTGGATGAGCGCCAACAGTACGGTAGTGACCTGCATGGTACTGACCATCATGGAATCGACCGCAAGAGATGCAAGGCTCTAACTTATCTCGCTCTCTCACAAATTGATTAAACGCATTTTGTGCAGCCTTCAGCCAGTGCCCTCTATCCTCATCCAGCAGCTTGCGTTTAGCCGCTCTATGAGCCTTCTGCTTTTCCTGTGCTGCCTTTTTTCTACCAACCTTCAGCGCACAATCAAGGGAGCAGACTTTTTGCATGGAATTACTAGCCTGAAAGCCTTTGCCGCATTGGGAGCATTTCTTCTGTTTAGCCATCACCAATAAACCTCGCTGGCGGCAGCTCAATCCCTGCCTCTGCTGCAATCCGATATGTAGCCTCAATCAGTTCAGAATAACGCTCTCTATCCTGCTTTTCGCTACTTGGAACCACCTCTACAGTCATATTACCCACTGAAACCGTTTCAGAGCCGATTACAGCGGCTTTAACCAGATATTTAACCTCACCTAGCGTATAACCTGTTTCTTCACCTAGAATTGATAACAGGACGTGCCAGAAAGATCTCTGCTCGTCCGTCTTTCGCCTCTTGTGCTTCTGGATAACAACCTCCATCTGGTCATCACCTCGTATTTCCATGACCGCATCGAGACAATTACGCTTGACCTGCTTGCTGTTTATTATAAAGCGCATCACCCTCTCAACTCCTTCCTAAGTGCTATCCGCTCCCGTAAGAGGGAGTTTGCTCTGAATCTGCCAGCATTTTGAATCTTATAATCTGGCAACCCCTGTTTCTGCGCTGCCTCCATACCTTCCTCAAAATTCTTTTTCCAATCCTTCCAGATCTGTGCCTTTTCGTCGTAGCTGCTGTGCTTGGTGCATTCTTTGAGAAAGGCAAGGTCAAGTTGTAGTGGTTCAGGCTTCAATTCCGTATAGCACACTGTTATAATGCTTCTATAGTTTCAAATTTATACTCGCTGCCAAGTTTTTTAACTGGGAGCTTTCCTGAATCGCTTAAACTCGCTGCCAAGTCCACCAACATCAGCATTCTTTCTTTTGGCAGCACCACCACGCAAGCCTTTCCGTCAACCTCTACCATCATGCTAACTTTTCCTATTTTCAAAATCTACCTCCAATAAAGCCCTGCATTATAACAATACGCTAGAGCCGACCAGAATAAGCTGCCTTTTCCCAAAGGCAATCCGTGGCTGGCGGCTCAGCTCAGGCGTTAGATTGAAAAGGCATCTTTGAGAAAGTTAATTATCTCAACCGCCTTATCCTTGTCGATATCCAGACTGGTTTCTGTGTCGCTGTGCCAGTGGTCCGCTGAATGCTCTATGTAGTCCAGATAAACATCCATGCTACCGCCGCTATAAACTGTGCTAGTCAAATGACATGTTGCACCAATCTCTACCTGTTTCGTTTCCATAATAACCCTCAATCTAACAAGTTAATAAAGACGGAGCCGTGATGCTCCGCCGTGTTTTCTGTAATGCCCGTTGCGGCCCGCTTATCAGGTCGTTATATTGCTAATCTACCTTGAGCGCGTTCCGCCTTGATGCGCGAGCAGGCAACATCAAAATAATGTTTTTCCTTTTCAACGCCGATAAATTTTTTTCCTAAATTCAACGCTGCTACTCCAGTTGTGCCGCTACCCATAAAAGGATCAAAAACAACATCCCAATCTCCGCGCACCTGCATCAAATAAGTCATCAAATCTATCGGCTTTCCTGTCTGGTGTAATTTCTCGTTTCCGTTGATCCTGCAATATACAACCCCATCCGCGCATAATCCGTCAGCCTTATGCCCTGTCAGCATCGGCCCAGCCGAACCAAGAACTACATATTCAACATTAGCCCTAAACCACCCTTTCCGCGGTCGTTGATCTTCTCCTTTGTGCCAAGGCACGACCCCACGGTAAACCCATCCAGCAACCTGCATTGCATCAATTACCGAAGCAATATTCCTCCAATCTATGAATGCACCAATAACTCCACCCTCATTTGTTATATCAAGGCATCCGCGCATCCATTCCGCGCACCATTTTTCAAAGCTACGCTGATCTCTGTTGTCGCCGCTAAAAGTCGCATAACTGCGAGTGGTTTCTGCTGTATGTTGGTATTTCTTGTCTGTTGTTTGAGTCCTGTCTGATCTATATGCCCCGCCTGATGAATATGGTGGGTCGGTTAAAATTAGGTCAACGCCTCCAACTAACGGGAAAACATCCAGGCAGTCGCCACAATAAAGGTCAGCTTTTTCTATCGTTACTTTTTCCATATTCTCAACCGTTCAAATCGCAATATAACAAGTAGTTGTTTCGGACGTTCCGCTGCGCTACACGCCGCAAAACATGGTCGTTGGGCTTCTAATATCCCGTTAGCTTCGCCATAACTTCAGACAAAGCCATTACGTCCTTCAATGTTATATCTCCATGTGGCTCAAATTCATCCATGTCGATATAAAACGACGGATTGCCACCATGCAATAATGACTGGCCCAATAGATTTATAGAGACATTGCCTCTGATGTACCAGTTCCCGTGTTTTGTAAATCCGTTATCAAGTAGCTCTTGATATGGTATTTTTATTTTTCCCATTATATTCTTCCGTAATGCTTTTTTAGCGATATCTTGACGCGTATGTGACGATTGATCGCGCAGTCCACAGAGAGCACTCAAACTTCTCCGCTATCTCTCTGTAGGTCATGCCGCCCTCTCTCAATTGACGCATTAGCTCTACGTCCTGATCTGATAGCCGCGCCTTATGATGGCGATCACCTGTAGGCCAAGGCACTATACACCTCCATCGTATCGCTTAGCAGAAACCCCAGCCTCTGCGAGAATTTCCTCCATAGTTATCTTTTGCGGAAAATCTGGCGCTTTTTTGCCAGCAGCAACACCCTTCAGCATTTCCAGATACTCAGCATCCAACCTCTGCTTTTCCTCATAAGCAAAGTTCATCATACTAAGATCATCACTTAACTCTTCACACAATTTATTCCAATCCATCAGTAACAGCTCCAGACATAATTTGTTTCAACTTGCGAACATTCTTTGCCGCTTCCTCATCGCTAACCACCTTCACTGGTGGCGGTAGAGTATCCAGACGGTGAGCCGCATGAGATCGCGCTGGCCTGCAAAGAGCGATGAATTCTGGAAGCGAAGGGCAAAATGTAGTGCCGCTAGTTCGCACAGACTCCAAACCTCGCAACAGATCATCATCTGAATACTTTTGCAGATCCCTAGCCCATTCTTCTGCCATCAAGTCGAGCATTGGATCGTTATCTTTGAAATTGTTAAATGAATTCGGAAATCTAACCTGCAAGCGCAAAATCAATCTGGATGCCCGTTTAATATCTCTCTCTGTAATCATTGCGCCAACTCCATCAGGCGGTTGAATCCAGTGCCTTTCTGCTTTTGGTTCTGACCCTCTCGCTTGTTCCAGCTTGCAAGAGCCATCCTCCAATTCTTCATTTTGTTTTTGCCCACCATCCAGCCGTTGCCCTCGTAGTGAAAAAAGAAGGCTTCAGGGTCCACACGGTAGAGTTTTTCTGAAACCTCTTGCTTAACCTCTTCTAGCGTTGGTGGCGAGAATCGGGGTTTACCCCCCTTCTTTTCTTTGGTTATTGGTTTATGGTTATTGGTTATTGGTTTATGGTTAGCATTGCCTTCGGATTGCGCTCGCAATGCGTTCGCATCATTACCCTTGCCCTTCAATGCTTTAACTTTATCCCATCTAGCCTTTGCAGAAGCTCTAGCCTTCTCACCTTTACTGTGAAAAGCATCAATCTCTAGTGAAACGCGCTTATTGATAAGACCCTCTGAGGTAGTCTCGAAGAACTCCTGCATTACAATCGCTATACAATCGCTATGCGAACGCATGTTAATCAATCTGGCTATCTGATTAACATCATCTGGGAGCGGTTTTTCGTGAAGATACAACCAATCTATCATCCTCCGGTAAGCTATATCTTCCAAAGGATCTAGGTGGTCGGTGTGGCTCTTGTAGTCGCCAATATTAAATTGGTAGTAGTGCATCAATCTCTCCTAGTAGAAATTGCCTAGATAAAAAAATGCGCGGCAGTCTGTCTAGGTTCAGAGGTTCGGGTTGCATTCCCTAGCCGCGACTAAAACATTATGACTTTTTTGACTGCTTTGCAAGCCAATTTTTCAGAATCTCATCCAGTTGACCAGACAAGGTTCTGCCATTTTTCTTTGCGAACTCTTTAAGCTGTGTCCACTTTTCGTCATCTACCTCTACATATTTTCGCGCCATAACTAATCCCTATTTCAGTTATTGTTAGTGAATGATATAGATCTATGATCTTCTGGTACGGGATAGCTTTCGACTTGTCGGAAGCAGGAGAGTTTTCAGCTATATGCTGTTTATCTAATCTAATCTTATCTAATCTAGTCTCTTCTTGCATGACTGCATCATGACTTTCACATGACTGAATCATGACCGCGTCATGACTATTAGAAATAACTCCTTGTTTTTTGACTCCATCAATGATTTTCCTCATTATCGGGTTGGATGTCATAGACTGATCCAGTCTTTTGGCCAGCTTTAAGCAGCTAATCACTCCATCCGTTGATTCAAACAACTCAAGATCAACCATTTTCTTCATTATGTCCATTGCTTTTTCTGGTGATAATCCAGTATCAAAAGCAATCACATCTGCATCATGCTCAAGCGAAAACGTGTACTTTTTCTCGTTCACATCTCCAGTTATCAACTCCAGACAGTACCAATAAAGCCCATACCCCTCTAGGCCATACGACATCATCAGCTTTTTTAACTTCGCGTCACGATGCGCGTCTGAGTCATGCTTAAACCACCTCATTGTGCTCACCGCTCAAATAATTCAAGGCACCATTAAGGCAACCAAACAAGTCTTTCGCCTCCACTTCATCCATCACAAAACAATGGATTACACCGTTCACATCAAAAGATAACTTAACCTGACTATCACAGCCTGTGACGCAGCACATGCCATCATAATCATTGGTTAAAAAGCAATCTGAATACATATAATCTCCTTTAGTGCTGATCTCTCCGGTAGGGATTCCGGTAAGCGGCACTGGTTGGTACAGTGTTTGATACGGTCGGAAAGACCAGCCCAAAGGAGACTGCTTTCCGCTCACTATGCGCTCCTACAGCGCGTAATTTCATTGTACAGCCTTATCTCTTTTCTTCAAGCCCTCCAGTAAAAAATTCAACTCACCATGAACAGTGCGGCCATTCCGCTTTGCTCTCTCTTTCAAATACTGCCATAACTCATCTTTCACATCTGCACATTTTCTCTTCATATCTATCTCCGGTTTGTGTGCTATACATTATACACGCTTTTAACCGCTTTGCTAAAAAAAAGTTAAAAAAACTTGTTGCAATCCTAAAATTAACCCGTATAATGCTAGTCATGGATGAGGCAATCATCCTATCTATAAACAAGGAGAAGATCATGAATACAGATATTCACAACCCAACGCCTGAAGATGAGGCCTCGATGGAGTCCTTTGCGCTTGAGGCAGAATGCAGAATGCTTGAGGCTGCTGAAAATGAGCAGCTTGAGCAGGAGTACATGGCCGAAAGCCTTTTGAATGAAACCAAGCTGCTGAACGATCAGCTTGCCTCGCTCTCTCTGGAGTCGCTTGTTGATGGCTCACTGTCTGATCTGGTGGTGACAACACGCCGCCGGATCAATGACAACATTGAGAAGATCCATGCCGCAACAGGCATGGAGCTCTGGGAAATCACAGAAGCCACCTACGCATAGGAGGAAAAGATCATGAAAGCAGTAACTAAATTACACAGCCGCGCCATTGAAGCTGGCATCTCATCAGTCGTTATCAGTCAACCAAAAGCAGGTGTGCGCAAGCATAGCTCACTCGGCTCAACTTACTCGGCATCAAAGGTTATCGTTCTGAACGGTATCCGCATGAGCATTGGGCAGGCTAAGCAGTACATAGCTGCAAGGGAGGCGTGATCATGGAAAAGCTCAATCAAGCACTCACCTCATTGAAGTGGATATATTCGCAGGCCGCTGGAAATCGCGGTATTGATGCAGAGATGGCGTGGGATGAGATGGCTCTGAAACTGGAGATTATATTGGATGAGATTCAAGCGGAATGCGAAAACCACTTCAACACCGCAGACTGGGAGATCAACAATGACTAAGCAAGATCGTGTCGAGATCACCCACAATATCGTGTTTGCCATCTCACTTGTATCAATCATTTTTTTGGGGCTAGCACTATGAATCCGCTTCAATACAATCCGCTGGATGCACTATTTCCAGACACTTTCAACCACACATTCCCACGTCCTGATAGCGTGGTCACGATAGAGGATGAGGGCGACCTGATCCACATCAGTCTCGGCGATGATGGCCTGACCCTTACGCCAGAAGAGGCGGAGGCAGTGGTCGCCAAGTTGGGCTTCGCATTGCAGGAGAGAGAGCAATGAAAACATCGACAGAAATTAACGAGATTGCATCCGCACTATCCAAAGCGCAAGCTGAAATGACTGGAGCAAAGAAAGCGGCAAACAACCCTTTCTTCAAATCCAAGTATTCAGACTTGTCTGAGGTAATGGCAGCTATCAGTACACCATTTGCAGAGCATGATCTGTCATTCGTACAGGGAGCAGAGTTTACAGAGGGTAACATCTCAGTAAAGACTAGAATCATGCACTCATCAGGACAATGGATTGAGTCAGATACCGTGCTCCCACCAACCAAGAATGACGCGCAAGGTTACGGTTCAGCTATCACATACGCCAAGAGATACGGCCTACAGGCTCTCGCTGGCGTTCCTAGCGTAGATGATGATGGTAATGCTGCGGTAGCTCATACAACCAAGAAAGCCGCTTACAAGCCCTCTCAGGCTGATAAAGAGCAGGTGAAAATCATTGGTGTAGCGCACCAGAATGGCGATACCGACAGTCTGCGTGACGAACTGAAGGGTTTGATCGGAGATCGTAAAGCATGGGTATGGAGCCAGCTTAGTGATGACTGCCATGAGTGGATAAAAGAAGTAATGGGAGCAGGGAAATGACAATTATCACAATCGACATCGAAAGTGACTACTCACACGATCCAGCAGTGATTGAGCGAGTGTGTAGTAAGGTAACACCACCAGCCAACTACAAGAGCGAGGATGCTATTGAGAAGTGGTGGAGAGAGAAGGGTAACGACCAGAAGGTTGAGGCACAGCGTAAAACCGCCTTAGAGCCTCTGTACGGCTCTATCAAGATGATCGGCTATCAGTTTAATGATGGAGAGCCTGAAGTCCTTACAGGGGCCGAGAAAGACATTCTGGAGCGGTTCTTCAGCATAATGAATGCACTGCACAAGACGGATGCAGACGGATTGCCTTATGTGCCGACTATTGTAGGGCATAACGTGAAAGCGTTTGATCTAACCTTCATCAGAAAGAGAGCTATTGTTCTTGGCGTGAAAATGCCTAACTGGATGGGTTGCTACTACACCAGATACTCTACTGATGTGTTTGATACTCAAATAGAGTGGTCAGGGCAGTTTGTCTATGGTGCCGCTGGTTACGTCAAACTGGATGATTTGGCCTTTGCTCTATTGGGCGAAACCAAGAATGGTGACGGTGCCGCTTCTCTCGATATGACGGACAGTGAATGCGCCGAATATTGCAAAGAAGATTGTAGACTGACCTATGAAATTTTTCAAAAAATGACAGGAGCAAAGTAATGCCTAAAGATGTATCAATTGCCACAGAAAAATACTTAAACAAGCAGGGAGAGGAAAAAACTAAATACATCAAGATCGGAACAATCATGGAAGGGCAGAATGGCGAATATATGCTGCTCGAACCAACCGTTGATCTAGCAGGGTGCCTTGCACTTCAAAACATGATGAACCACAAGCAAGGAAAAGAGGTGCGCACTAACCTGATTGCTAGTGTCTTTGATCGCAGCAACCAGCAAGCACCAGCACAGCAAGCGCCAGCAGCACCGCAACAACATGACGATCTGGATAGCAGTATACCATTTTGACCGTCCTCCACCTGAGTGCGTCAGGATATAGAGCGGAGCGCCTGCCTTCGTTAGCGCACAGCAGGCACTCTATATTAAGGAGAGAATAATGCAGTCAATCGCAGAAACAATAAGAGATGTGCTCGATTCTATAGGTGATTGGGCAACCGTCAAAGATGTAAGGAGAGAGATAAAGCGCCAGAATATTGAACTCCCACAATATCAAGGGAGGCTCGGCAACTTTCTATATAAGGCTGTGATACAGGGATTCGCAGAGAAACGTAAAACTGACAGCCTAATAGAGTACCGCCTGCTTCCAGAGAGGAAAGTTCCTGCCAAATATGTCGCAGAAAAGAAGCAGAGAAACAAGCTACTGAGCGAGAGGCGCAAAGAGGAGCGAGCAAGGCTCCGGATAATCAAGAATGAGAAGAGGTCCATTATGACTGATCGACCCTACTCTTTTGATGTCCACATGATCTGCCAACGGAGGTGGTCGTGAACCCTCCAACTATTTCAGGTTTCAAGCGAAGCCTACTAGCGCAGCTTATCCACGCACGGCGGATGTATGAACAACGCAGAGTTGATTACTGGTATGACCGGATGAGGCGTTGTGAGATAGCGTTAGATTGCTTGTCAGAATATTTAGCAAAGGCAGAGAAAGCATGAGAAATAACAAAGCTCACCCGTGGAAGTCTTGGAACCCCTCCTTTCTGAGCAATAAGAAAGTCTCGGAGGATCAGCAAAAGATTATTGATAGAGAATCCAAGTCTGGAGCACGCACAGACTCTTGCCACGGCAATATAGGGCCGACCCCGACCCTTGAGCTAAGCGATAAAAGCAAGGCAAAAAAGTAGTGTCGAATCAGAGGTTCGCCCCGCCTTGGATGCGTGTGAAAGGGGTATTTAATTTTAGGAGAATCAGAGATGAAAACGATAGTAATTGGATGGGCATTATCAATTTGGACGGTGCCACAAGGAGACTTTAGCCAACACACAATAAAAACCATTGAACGCAGCGTTCCATATTTATCTCAAGATACGTGCATCAGAGATGAGGATCTAAGTCTATTAACAGGCAAGCGCACCAAAACCAACGGAGAGGGGGATATTGAGTTAAAAATGTGCACACCTGTGCTGATGAATATTGCAACTGACGGGTAGGCCATGTATATTGAATCTGTGCCTAGGCTTAGCGGCTGAACACCAATACCTTAGTTGGCTGGCACACACTTTTCTCTAAGGTCATTTACTGTAAGGGGTAAATTATGCGTAAAGCACACAACAAGCTCAACCTAACCGCCCACAGATACGGACTACTAGAAGTCATCAGTCAGGCGAGAGCTATAAAGCCAAGAAGAACTCGATGGTATTGCTTGTGCGATTGCGGTAAAGCAAAAGCCATAGAAACCAGCAGCCTGAGATCAGGGAGCACAAAATCATGCGGGTGCTTACAAAAAGCAGCAGCATCAAAGTCAGGAAAAGCCAATGCCACGCATCACGGCACAGGGACCGACATCTACAAAAAATGGGTAAACATGAAGCGTCGATGCTATGACCCAAATACCAATGGATACAACAATTACGGCGGCAGAGGTATTGTCGTTTGTGATGAATGGCTAGACTTTACAGTATTTAGATGGTGGGCTTTTACCAATGGATATAAAGCTGAACTCACAATCGACAGGATAGATCCAAACGGAAATTATGAGCCAAGCAATTGCGGATGGGCAACCAACTTAGAGCAGTCGAGAAACAGAAGAGTATCAAGGCTCGATATATTAGACGTAACCACAATCCGATTAGCAATCAACGAAGGTGCTAAGGCAGCGGATATAGCTAGAGAATTTGAAGTAAGCCCATCCACAATTACAGACATAAAAACAGGAAAAATATGGGGGAGGATAGAGTGATGACCTGCGCGACTTGCAAAAACTGGAGCAACAAAGGTAGGGAGAAGAACAATGTCTAAAGTAGACCAGTTCGATAGGCTATATAGCAACCTACTGTACCAATACCCAGCATACCATTCTACATTCTCAACCTGCCAGCAGTGCGATGAACATCCAGCCAGAGGTGGTTGGAAATGCCCTTACTGCATAGAGCGTGAGATGGCTAGACTGATCGGACCAACAGACGCAGCCCATCTTCACGCAATGGTGAAGCAGCTTACGGAGAGGCGGAACCTGATAGCAAAGGGGTTGAAAGAATGAAAATCACACTAGAACACATAACCCCAAACGCTGAAGAACTCATCAGCAGGTACAGCGCAGTCTGCTATGACAGCGATACAACCGACCCGATGAAGAATGAGAAGCGTATCAAGCATCTGATGAGGGTTAAGCACCTGTCTACACTCAGACACGCTATCGCTACCTTCAGGGTGGAGGGTATTAGTAGAGCCTGTAGTCATCAATTTGTTAGATCGAAACACTTGGATTTCCTACAAAGATCTCAGAGATATTGCAGCGAGAAGAACTTTGCATACATCGACATTGCTGACAATAATCACGTCGAGTCCATTTTCGCAGAGGCTATGGATTCCGCCAGAGATTACTATGGCATGCTGATTGATGCGGGCATGAAGAAAGAAGATGCCCGTATGGTGCTACCTAATGCCGCTACTACAGAACTTGTGGTGACAGGCAATCTCCAGAGTTGGCTTGACTTTATCGCACTGCGTACCGACAAGGCTGCACAGTGGGAGATCAGACAAGTGGCGCTAGAGATTGAGCGACAGTTACAGATTGAATGCCCTAACGTGTTTGGAGGAAGTAGGAATGGATAGAACTACAACGCCTTGCTGCGATAACTGCCGATGGTCGTGCTCCGATCAAAGCTATCAGCAATGTATAGCGAATGGGATGCGTTATTTCGAGGTGAAAATGCCGAGACCCAATCAAGCAGAGGAGAAGAAAGAGGATGAATGAGCCGCTTCACGAATCTGACCCTAAATATGACGGGTGCCGATGGTGTGGCTGGCGGCATTTAGACCAATCACGATGCCAGTATTGTGAGGACGAAAATAATCACTCCAAACACCTGCCAACTCAACCAAGGAGAAAAAGCAATGACCCAGGACTCATTACTGACTAAGGAAGAATCAATGGAACTTGATGAATATCAATATCTGGCGCACAAGACAGCAAACTACAGGAATGATATGTACCCAATGATGCTGCTGCATGAAGAGGCTGGAGAGCTAACCAGTCAGTTTACAAAGGTAAAGTTAAGGGGTGACAATAAGCAGATAGATGTTGCTGCAGCTAAAAAGGAACTGGGTGATTGCCTTTGGAGCGTTGCAGAGATAGCCACACAGCTAGGGTTCAAGCTGTCTGATGTAGCCAAGACCAATATCGACAAACTGGCTGACCGACAACGTAGAGGTACACTACTTGGCGATGGTGATGATAGATGATACACTAACCCCACTTCCTAGAGTTATTCCAACTCCTCCCTAACCCCTCACGCATCCCGTTGGATCTGCGCACCATGAGGGGTGTTTTTTATGGGATCAGTGACCAGATCACCACGCCGCTAGCTTCAGTAGTAATTCTGCTGCCTTGCCCATGTTTATACTGCGCAAATCCATATCCACATGGTTTCTGAAAACTGACAAAAGGCAATCATTAGTGCTTCAAGAAGTCAGAGAAGTAGCGCCACGGTTCGCTCACGTAGGCCCATATAGCTGCAATAACTGCGAGTATCGGGGCGATCTTCTCAATTACCCATGTGGTTGCCTTGCCGATCATCTCAAAGAATGGCATGGCAGCGGTGAACTTGTGCATGACCTCCAGTATCGGAGCAAGACCTTTTGCGAGAGACTCAATAGCGGCGGTAAGCCTCTTAATATCTGCCCTGCTTTTCATAATCCCATCGGCGTTTTTGTCTACCGCACAGCCTAACTCTGAGACCTTTCGAATTACAGAATCAATACGATCATCGGCCTTTTGGTCATTGATCGCAAGTTGCTGGAAGGATTGCACCCCGTTACTCAGTCGCTTATCAATGCGAGCAGCCCACTCGGCACGCTGGCGGTGATGGTGGAATAGCTCATTCTGGCGCTCGTTGATGTCGTGCAGAATCTGTCGAATCTCTTTCTGCCCCTCCATCTCGTCCTCTACGTGAGCACTGAACGCCTTTCCTTGCTCTGTGATTATATCTTTCAGTTCGGTGTTACTGCACATTACGGCTCTCTATGCGGCTGGTTTAGCGTGTTTTCCCTTTGCTATCTGTAAACCAGTATATACCCAACACGCGCGGACGCACCACATTCCATCCTCAAGGCATATACGCTGAAGCTCTCGGTCTGCTGGTACGCGCCACCTCTGATCAAGCAAACCCTCACGCAGCAGCTTATATAGTGCATCATGAGCAAACGCGCCACGCATGAAGGTATCAGTATCAATCGTGGGACCGCTAGGCCCATCAGAGGGAAAACCTGCTGCAATACGTAGCACCCCGTTGGCCATCAAATCAATATCCTTTGTATGGATGGGTACGGTGGGGTAGATACGGGTCTGCACCGCTAACTCCTCAAGCAACTGGTATTTGAAGCTATCTTCATGGTACGAAATGTATTCCAGTGAGGTTTCATGCGGCAGCAGATTCTCATACATCACTCTTTCTCGTTGTACTTCTCTTCCACCCTGTTCATCAGCTCATGCAGGATCATTGACTCTGTTGGTGAGATCTCGCCGTCAATCTGCACGTCCTCTGATAGCTCACAGCCTGATAGCGTGAACATAAAGAGGAGGATGGTTACGTGGAGAGGCCTCATGCCAGCGTCCAATCAATCACTGGAAGCTCTGGTTCAATCTCATCATACCCAGTAGGTGCAGCGCGACCACCGCTCTCTACCTGACCCATGATCTGAAACAGCTTAGACCACACAGCGTCACGGTGAGTGTTCATTGCATCAGCGTCTGCCTTCCATGTAGGGTTAGTTGAGGTGATGTAAGAGATGCAACGCTCTGCATCATCATACCCACGCTCTTTAGCAGCACTATCAAGGTTGCGTTGAGCAGCACTCTCAATAGATTGCTTCAACTGCTCCAACTTCTTAGCAGTGTATGCTTGTTCCTGCTCTGCCTTAGTGACAGTCACACCCTCATCATTGGTGTAGTCACTGAACATATCACGCTCAGTCCAAGCGTAAACCCAGTTGCCGTTAGCGTCTTGCTCGACACCATTGCGTACTACTGACTTGTAGTCACCCGTTGGGGTAGGCTTCGGTGCGGCTAGCACTGGGTCAATGCCCAAGACGTTACAGACGTTATCGTTCCATACTCGTGGTAGGGATACGTTGGGGTTGTCTCTCCTGATTTGGCCTTGATTCTTGACCTCACCAGTTGCTCTTACTCTGTATTCGCTCATGTTGATTCTCCTGTGAGCTTATGCGATTGCTAGGAATATGTAGTTACTACCTGACCCCCAAAAACTTCCGACCAGTGTAAAACCAGATGAAAGGGGGTCAATTGCATCATAATTTGAAACTTCAGCGGCTGTGGTATTTAAGGCAAGGTAAGGATCATTTCCTGCAACGATGCCACGTTCTGTGTCAAAAACAATCCAGTCTTGAGTGGCACTTGTTTTTTTAAGTAAGATAAATCTTGCGCCGTTGGTGAAGCCACAGTCCACATTTAAATCACTACCTGTTGTAGTAAAACTCCCCACCTTGGATACACCGGGGACTGTTGCGAATAGATAGGCAATATAAGTTTCACCGCTTGAATTAGCTTCCGTAGAATTCACTACTGTAAATGTGGAGTCTGACGCAGTGCTTATCCTTTTACTTGAACTAAAAAAATCAACGATATTAAGCGACAGATTTATTGATGGCACAGCGTTAATATAAACCATCCAAGACCCTGTTCCACTTCTGCGTTTAACCCAAATCATTTCAGGAGTTACGCCTAAGTTATGAGTCACGTTTTGAGTAGACCCATCCCCCGTATAAGCCACCACATCAAAGAAGCCGGGCGCACGGCGGAACATATAGGATAGTCTTGTGCTGTCATTACTACCGAAATTTTGCCCAAATCCGTTCATAAAATCATAGGCGGCTTGATTGGCATCAGTAAACTCAGAGTCGGCAGTATTAGTACGGAGGTATTTTCCTTGAGTAAGTCTTGAGTTGATACTGTGATTAAATCCGTCCGTATCATTTTCAATAGCCATATCCGTGACAAAATTACTTACGTAATCTGGATTAGTTGCATTTGCTGTATCAATAGCAAACACCTCACTAGCACTCTCAGGCACAGCCATAGGGCCACGACGGATTGCCATGTAGATGTAGGTTCTTCCGTCTTGATTTATGTTATACCCTTTTGCAACAAATCCTGTACTATCTACTTCTGCATCAATAACACTTTGGGATTCAGCATTGCCTATATTAGGAAAAAGTCTACTTGCATTACCACCTGTAGGGATACCCCTTATAGTATCAACAATCTCCCACGCTCTACCACCATCTGAAGACTCTTTAATTAGTATATATTGTGGTTCCCATCCTAAATTAATAATTTGACCATCATGCGTGCCTGTTGAGTCATTCCCTACATAACTCCCACAAGCAATCAACCCATCACTACCATCACCTGATGGGCCTAGTGGGTCGTGGGCGTAGATGTAGGCTACGTAGGTTGCATTTAACACATTAAAGTTAGCTTCTGGAGACCAGTTAATACTAAAGTCAGTATCATCAAAATAAGTTGACCATGCGATATCACCAACAGACGCATTGGTTAGGTTTAAGTATAATGTTTTACCAGTAGTACCGTTTGCGTGGTGTGCTGCTATCCACTCGCTAGTTGTATCTGTACGCTTTATGATTACAAAACCAGGGGTAACTCCTAAACTGTGTGGTATTCTTGCTGTTCTGGCTGTTGATGATGAAACACCATTCCCCGTATAAGTAACCACATCGAAGAATCGTGGGGCTTTGCGGAATGTCCAGTTTACATAGTCCTCCCCTGAATAATTCACATTGGAGTGGCTACCTAGTGAATGCCCGTCAGTATTAAAGGCGGTAATTAATCCGCTTTGAGTTGACTCAGCAGCAGTTGAGTCAGTCTGTATCCTTTTATCAGTACCTCTCTCAGT